CGACATTACACTTGGTAATGACTCTTATAAAACAATAATAGATGGTTCGCCCATAGTGTTAAACCCATTCATCTCTTATACAGGTCTTGTTAAATGCACTAATGGCACACTTTCTATAGATAGCAATACTTACTTGCCTTTATCAGGTGGAACTGTCACTGGTTCTTTAAGTGTAAACACGCTGTCAATAACCAACGATTCTGGTGTTTCCCATCTTGCATTTGGAAGAGGTTCATATAATTATATAACAATGCCTGTATCTGGTTTGCTTGGGATTCTTCCAAACGGACAAGGCATAGGAGCTACAAATGGTATGTGGTTTAGTTCTTCCGGTCTACATCCTGGCACAAATAACACTTACATGGTAGGAACAAGTAGTAACAGGTTTTCACAAGTACACGCAACAACCATTTATGAAGCAGGAACAGAATTATCCTCCAAGTATGCAGCTTCTTCACATACTCATAGCTATGTGCCAACAACAAGAAAAGTAAACACTCAAGCCTTATCTTCTGACATAACATTGTCTTATACTGATGTAGGGGCGGCAGCTGCTTCACATACTCATTCCGGGTATGCTTTAACTTCACATAATCACTATTCCATAGGCGATGATAGTACTGCATTATTGCTTACAGGAACCACAGTCACTATTTGTACTGATCTTAGTCCATCAGCAGGTTTTTGGAAATCATCCAGCAGTGGAGAATTGTATGTAGACACCAATACTTACCTTACAGGTATAACCAAGACAATGGTAGATGACGTAAGTTGTAATGCGGATACAGTTGACAGTTTACACGCTACTTCTTTCTTGCGTAGTGATGCAGCTAATAGTAGTGATTTAGCTTGGGGTTCTACTTCGGGTAGGGGTATACGCTTCTGGAATGATGAGAAGTATAAGATATTTATGGCTGCAACAGCTAACACTACATACGGCAATAGAATGTCGGGCGATACTACATCTGATTATAATATGTATTTCCGTATCGGAGATGGTACAAATAGAGGATTTGTTTTTGAATCATCATATTCAGTAAAGCTTGCGTCTATCAATCCTGACGGCATAAGGACACTTGTGCCTCTGACGGTAAGAAGTACAGAAACTAGTTATAACAATTCACAAATTACATTAGGTAATGCAGCGATAAAGTATCTTTCGGCAAGTGATAATATTGAGATCAACAAAGGTCTTAAATTTACGGCTGGCACCATTCAAGGAGCCGTTATAGATAACTACGGCGTATGTTCTACAGCAGTATCCACAGCAGCAAAGACAGTTACAATAGGTGGATTTAGGCTTGCAACAGGAGTACAGATAAACGTCAAGTTTAGCAATAATAATTCTGCTTATCCTCTAACACTTAACGTGTCTAACACAGGAGCTAAGACCGTTAAAGCATATGGGGATAATGATGAACAGTATTTTCTCGAGCAAATTCAAGCGGGTGCGATTGTTCCATTCGTGTATGATGGGACGTATTGGGTTATTCCAACTACACCTTCAATGTATTAATAAAGTCAAATAATAAAGATATGGCAGTTTTAACAGTAATACCAACTACAGATGTAAAGCTCAACGACGTCAGGGACACGTTGAATGTAAATGGGGGAAGTGTAAATAACGATCTATCTACTTTCTTTACCGATGGTACTCAGTCAAGGCAAAAGTGGGCCGGCGATCCCCTCGCCTTAGTGACTTATTACCCTAATGCTAAGATTAACCGATGGGCAAAATACAAACCGTATCGTCATGTAAAACCAGCAGGTGACTTAGGTATAACAGCAATAAGGAGCTTAAATTTTGGTTTATCAGCAACAAGCTTTACGGCCACAGAGTCAGGTGGAGATGTTGTATTTACCGGATTTGCTATATGGGCTTATAATATGCCTGATGGCTCTGATTTATATCCTATGCGATTAGAAGATTTCAGGGGCTATAATCCTGCTGCTATACCGGCTATTAAACCTCCTGCAGAGATTTCATGGAATGTTGCTGATGGTGGTGATTGTCCAAACATAGTTATACCATATCGCTATAATGGGACTATCGATGCATCTGCAACGGATGCTATGGAATGTGAAGTATCGGGTGTTGTGGGTGGTAATGCCTATTTATGTGTAATGGCAAAAGGTGGTAACAATCCTTATCTTTTTGTTGCCAATGCAGCAGAAGCTATGAGTCTTAAAGGTGGTGGCACAACGACACAGGCATCTGTCATTGAATTACGCAAATTCTCTCTTCTTAATGGTATATTGGATAATCCAGATATTGTTGTTCAGGCACCGGATAGCTATGCTTATGGAGCAAAATATACGCTTCATGTAGGGATAAATGTCATCAGTGGAAGATCATTAAATAAAGTATTTCACCTGAGTACATTAGATTTATCGACATTAGGAACATACGGTTCAAGCGGTGCTGATGATATAAATTATAATGGTGTAACGAATGAGGCAACCGGTGTCTCTACATTTAAAAATATGCCATTAGGAGAGACAACTATAGATTTTTATCGCTATTCGTTGCTAAGTTGGATGTATGGTATAGTAGGTGGTATAACGATACGCAACTATAATCATACGGATATATATGCAGATGTATTAAACATAGGAACAGGAGTAAATGCCATTCATGAAGCCTATTACAACTTCTTTCAAGCCACATATAGTAATTACTGCGATGTGGAGTTTACTATACGTATAGCTAATAATGGTGCATCTTTGTCAATAGGTGGCAGAGTATTTACAAAAGGCAAGGGTGGTGATATAACTATAACATTATCGGATAGAGGTGCTAATTCACTTGTATTTTATATCAACAATCATGAGTCTGCTTCGCCATTATGGTTGCCAAGACTCAGGGCATATAAGAATGGTTCAAGCTATGTTTATACACAATTCGAAGCTGATGAGATGGGGCTTGACTATGGATATAGTGCTGATACATGGAAAAGTGTGTATAGTAGTGTAGGAACATTGTTGGGCTTTATAACCGCTAAGGCTACCAATCAAATAACATATGATGGTCTTGTATGGACACGAGATGCCACAAGCGATAGATATGTATCAGAGGTAGGAGGTAAGAAGTATGGGTTGTGTTTAAGCGGTAGCGAGCCGAATTACAGTAATTCAGTTATGATTGGTTCGGGTGTTGTTGCGGACTATGCAGTACGTCTACGGGTTGATAATGCCGAATTTCCAAAATGGGTAGGAGGAGCCGCAGAGAAAAGTGAGTTGATAGATTTTTTCATATTCAATGGATATAAAGTTACAAAGATAAAAGATTCCGGAGACCCTATCCAATATCCTACATACATTCAGAAGTTGCCACGTCTGGATTCATATATGCAGATGGAATGCTCTACTGCTGCTGCAACGGCAAGAAAGAATATGTCGTATACTGGTGGTCGCTTTGCCACATTAATAGATGGAGATAGGCTAAGTGTTGACTTTACTTATGCTAATACAGCTAACGATCCAACGATATATATGTATTCCAGCTCTGAGGGAATTGATACACTTGAATATCCTGTAGAGGGTCCTATAACGGCAGGCATAAATAATTTCCACTTTACAACAGCTGGAACAGACCGATGGGTAAAAGAACCAAGTTGATTAATAGATAAAGGCGAGTTAGATATATTTATATTTTTATTTGAAACAAAAAATTACAATTATGGCAACAACAATTACAAACAAAAGAACATTATTTGATGTGGTATCTGAAAGTGGGACATTGAAGCTGCAAGGTACGGCTACTATTACGCCAGAAGCCAAAGTAAAAGACTTTAATGCTTCGATCACTGATGGCAACAATCATGTAGGGCATACGAACTACAGCGAGGATGGTGTAAATCTGCAAAGAAATATCTACTGTCCTATTGCCGACCATGCAGATGTAAGTACATTATTGGATGCTGCAGTAGCAGACATCAAAACAGAATTCACCGTTTAATATTAACCAATTAAAAAACAAACAAAGATTATGAGAACAAGGAATGTAGTAGAAGCTTATAACATCTTAAAAGGTGCAAAGCTGGTAAAATTATCTAAAGAGGAAATGTTCAACATTATCTCCAGCATGATTGAGATGCGCCCTATCGTTGATAAATTTATCAAGGACACAGAGGAAGCAGAAGATAAGATGAAGGGAGAGAAACATGAGCAGCTTATAGAAAAGGCAACAAGACATAACAATGCTATACAGGCAAAGAATGAGAAAGAGCTGTTAAGTGCAAAAGAATTGGCAGAAGTAAATAAATATTTTCAGGACTATCAGAAGAAAGTCAATGATTTTCGTGAAGCTTTAGGCGAGAAAGATGTTGCTATATCCGTAAAGAAGATGAGTGAGGATGTCTTATTTAAGCTTGTAGAGCACAATGATAGTTTGACTGTTGAGCAGGTAATGGTAATTAAAGATGTTATAGGGGGATAAATTATGTTTACAGTACAAGGAAAGGTTATAAGGAATATTGAGACAAAGGAAGGTACAAGTAAGAAAGGTACACCATTTAAGGTATCGCAATGGCTTGTTGACATAGGTCAGGGTGATGGAAAATCTGTAATAGTGCTAAAGACATTTGGCGAGTTAGGAGATCAGTTGCAGGAGGATTATCGTTATAATTTTATCTTTTATATCAATACAAGAGAATATAACGGTAAATATTATACAGAGTTAAGTCTTAAAGAATGCAGCATTTTAGCGACCGAAACAGCACAGGGGTGTACAGAGTATCGCCCAGGTCAAGTAAGTGCCGCAGAAGAGCCGGAAACAGGTCAGGAGAGTGCATTATTATCTTTCTTAGAACAGGTAGACAGCAACGAGAAGAATGATTTACCATTTTAAAGGATTACAGCTATGGCAGGATGGATAAAAAAAGGAATGATCGTAGTGAGTATGACGAATATTGACATACCTTTAACGGTGGAAGATTTCATCTATAAGAGTGGTGAGTTTATTGACAAGGAAGGTAATAAGTACAGGAAGAAATGTCTTATAGGAGTACAGTGTTATCGTTACGATGAGAACAAAGTACGCATACATGAAAGGTTTCATAGCAAAGAGCTTGTTCCTCATGAGGTAGCTTTAAAAGGTATAATGGAGGCGTATTCATTTCATGCACGTGATGATAAATATAAATCGTATTGGGAATGAATGATCTGATATATCTAGAGGATGGCAAGGTAAAAGTTTCTGATAGTGCTATGCAGATACAGGAATTCAAAGACTTTAAGCGATATGATAGGTCTGCTAATGGTGTATTCTTTCAGAAGGCTATGAACTATATATTTTTTGTATATAAAGTTTTTGGGAGTAATAGAGAGAGTAAAAGCTATTTATCTAATCTGCCATTAAGCCAACGAAAGATTATTGCCACAAAGACACACTGCCAGCCTTATAGTTTATCCGATATGGAAGAAAGCAAGTACGTTAAGGCGTGTGTTGAGGCGTACTTGCTATATTCCAGAACACAGTCAGAGCGACTATTAGATGCGCTTAAAGAGGATTTAAATCGCTATATTGAGTATGTAGAGACTATTCCTCTGGAGATAAAGAAGACGGTAAATGTAGAAGTAAATTACAATGACAGCAAGGGAAATAGGAGAACTGATATTGTTCCGGTAGAAGTAGAGATTCCTAATGTAGAAGTACGTCTAAAAGGAGTAAAAGATGTGCAGACATATAGGGAGATGTATAGTAAGCTGGAACAACAAGTAGACAGAGATCAGAAAATTAAACAAACACAGTCAAGACTATTTGAGGATCCAAATGCAACAAAAATGATTCACATAGAAGGCTTCTCTGTGGCAGACAAATGAACGTAGATGATACTAGCGGAAATTATTGAAACAACTACAGCTATAGGTAGAATATCGGGTAATATTGATGAGTATGGCTTTATGTCAGTGGCTATGGCAGTATTTCTTCTCGTTACTATGGGGTTATTCTTAGGAACGAACAAGAGATATAATCGTATGTTTGAACAGGTTCTTCATGCTAATGAGAAGAAAACAGATGACATAAATAAAAGTATGCAGGACTTAATTCAGCGCATGACAGAAGTATTGATGATAGTAAAAGAAAATCAGGAAGGTATTACAGAGAGAGCGAAACATGCGCAAACATATACCGGAGCGATGAAGATCATCAAAAACTATCTTAATGCAACAAAGCTGGAAATAATAAAATATACAAACAAGATTATAGAGAAAAATTGTATTGATAATACAGCGATGGTGCGTAAGAAGATTGATGCCATGATTAGGGGTATTCAAAAGAAGCGTTCGATTGACCTAAGAGAGTTTACCTATTCAGATATATGTTTCAGTGACATTATACCAGTAATAAATCTTAATGATTGTGATATGATCACAGCATATGTACAGAGTAAGGACAGAAACCTCGACAAGTTTATCGGTGAGCTTGATGCAATATATAACGATGTACTTAATGAAGTAGAAGCAAGATTTTTAGCCAGTGGAGGAGACTAAGTTAACATATCTCGGAGATGTCTTATCCTCTCACCCTGAATGGGTTCCGGATTGGAATAATGATTGTCGTACCAATGATTTCGTTGATACACGACGTTTCTCGCCTGTTATCTATGATGAACGTGAGGCTATGCCAGATAGGAATAATCCCGAATATGATGCTTGGTGGTTAGAGCAATATAAGAGATGTATAACCGGTTATGTAGTACCTAAAGCAACTCGCAGAGGGCACGATATATGGATACCAGGAAGATATTATTTCTATCTTAACTTCTGGAAGATACAGGCAAAATTAGATGGTGTTAATAGGAAAGGGTTACGTAATCCACGCTTTACAAGTTTAGACTATTTTAAAGCCATGAGCATAGAAGTAATGTTTTTGGAACGTGTAGATCAGGCATATGGTAAGGCAAGGCAGAAAGGGTTCAGTGAGTTCATAGCAAGTAATGTCGCATATAACTTCATCTTTATACCATATAGCATCAATGTTATTGTTGCTGGTGTATCTGATTATTCAGAGCACACTATGGAGAATGTAACACGTGGGTTAGATGATCTTGCAACAACAGAGTTTCATAAAAGACGATCACCAGACAGAGCTTCATTTAAAAGAGCAATGTACGTAGAAAAGATAGAAGATGTAGACGAATATGGTGTAGGTATGGGCACATATACTACAATGCTTAAAGGCTATGGTTCAGAGATATATTGCTTAACGGCAAAAGATAATACGCAGGCGGTTTCTCGTCTTACACCATTTTTCATCGTATATGAAGAAATAGGTAAATGGAAGAAAGGCAGTCTTATAGAAACAACTGAATTTGTTGCACCATCACTAAAGGCAGAGGGTGAAAAGACAGGATATCAGGTGATGATAGGTACCGGTGGTGATATTGAAGAATCAGTAACGGATGTACAGAAGATAATGTATAACCCTGCAGCATATGGAATAAAATCATACAAGAATATTTTTGAGGAGGATTTATCTGTTACAACAGGTGAGGTAGGATGTTTTATTCCTGGATATTTATTCGAGATAATAGATGATGATGGAAATAGTCTTATTGCTGAATCAATAGCATCTATTCTCAAAGACAGGGAAAACAAGTCTAACGAGCAACAGTATAGAGCAGCTACACAAAAGCCACTGTATCTCTCAGAGATGTTTATGGTGGCATCGGGTGGTTACTTTGGCAGGGATATAGCAGCACGCCTTAATGACAGAAAGAGGTTTATTCTTAACCATAAAGAGTTGCAGGTAATATCACGTTATAATATTGAATGGATAGATCATTTAGATTGGAGTAAGGGTGTACGTGTAGAGCCTGATGAGGATGGTGTATTCATTATAATAGAGCATCCGCAAAAGGATGAAGGGGGAAAGCATTATATCAATCTTTATAATGCAGCTACAGACTCTTACGATAAGTCAGAAAGTGAGACATCAGAATCAAAGGGGTCGTGTACTATATGGAAGAATTATCTTAATGCTAATAGCACATATCGTTTTTGGGTGGCACGTCTTACACAAAGACCGACAGAAGAAGAGGGAGGTTCTCCGAAGTTTTATGAGAATACAGTAAAGCTTTGTGTATATTATGGCTATTGTCAAAATCTCATAGAGTATTCCAATGTCTTGATATTTGACTACTATAAACGTTGGGGTATGGAGTATCTGTTAAAGGAAAGACCGTCATTAGTTATATCACAGTATGTCAATGATCCAAAGGCTCATCAACGTTATGGTGTAGAGCAATCCTTTATACCGCATGCATTAAAGATGCTCAAAGAGGAGTTCAGAGCTGATGATTATGCATTAGTACATAGGTTATACGATATAGAGATGATAGAGAAATTTATAGCTTTTCGTACTACAGATGGTTACAACTGCGATATAACAATAGGATGTGCCTTGAACATAGCGGCAGCAACAGAGGATAGGGAGCTTGATGTATATCGGGAAGAGGAAGAAGAAGATAGTGAAGATTTTGGTGGCTATACTATAGGGGTAAGCAATATAATAAGTAGATTATGATAAATACATATCAATTAATACCGGAAGAAGATAAGGGCATAGGCTGGATTAAACGTACAGCTTTTGAAATTATCCAGGAAGCACAGACGGCTTTTGTAAAAGATTTGGAGAATCTGAAAAAGTTATGGGATGTCTATAACGGTAATTTTGATGCTAAAGTATATGATTATCTCACTAAAGTCGAAGATGATCTTGCATACCCTGCAAAAGTACGTGATATGGGTGCAGAACTTGTTATGTCCAAGTTACAGATATTAGAATCTGAGCAGGCACGTCGTAAGCCACGTTTTAAGGCTTCTGTAACAGATGAGCGTTCATTACAGAAGAAATATGAGCAGCGCATGAAGGCTGTCTTAGATGCTATAGATGCAAGTCTGGAAGAGCAGTTTGCTATAATGGATAGCACCATGCAGCAGATACAGGATGAGTTGGGTGATATGGAGCAACGGTTACAAGTGCAGCCTGAAGATGAAGAAACCGCAATGCAGCTTGAAAGCTTACGTGCTAATATGCCATTGATACGTCTTGAATATGGAAAGATGCTACGTACTATACAACGGCAGAAAGTGAACATGGAAGATATTGCCAACAAAGTACGCAACTTTAAAAGATACAGTGAAGTAGAAATAGTAGAGAATATCGCCAATGCCTTTATTAAGTCACTATTGAAAGATGCTAATCTGAGAGAAGATTTTAATGCCGGTATGCGGGAGAAGATCGTCACAGGTCAGCCTATGTATCTCGTTGATTATAATGAAAAGACAGGCAAGGTGGACTTCCATGTACAGAGTGCTATGAGAGGGTTCTATTCACGCTCATCAAGTAATAGATGGACAGATGAGGGTGATTGGTGCTGTACTTTAGAGTATATGTCTATATCGCAAATAATGGCTGAGTTTGATTTAGAAGAAGATGAATATAAACAGCTAAACAGTTATGTTACAGGTGATACATCTGCGCTGTATAGCTATAACTATAACATAGCGGTCTTTAATCCTGCCGATAGCGAGGAACGTCAACACGGTGGTATTCCTGTTTGGCGTGTATGGTGGGTCTCTCCTCGTGAATGGTGGTGGAAACGTTCACCTTCTAAATACAGAGAGGGCGCATACTATAATCATGTAATAACAGATATACGTAAGGCTAAGGTAAAAAAGACAGAAGAAGTAACAAGGCATATTGTTTATGACAGATATAGTGCTGTAATACTTGGCAACATCATTTGTAAGACAAAAGGTGTAGATGAGTATGTTTACAGGTCAGTAGATAGGCCTGGCGTTCCATATTTGCCACTTGTAGCACGAACATATACTGGAGCATCAGAACAACCTAATTCGCTTATTAAACGCACCGAAAACTTGCGAGAGCTATATAATGTTATATGGTATTGTTTAGAATTGAATATTGTTCTTTCTGGTGTTAAGGGAATGATAATGGATAAGTCACAGAAACCTGAGAAGATGAGTACAAAGAAATGGATGTACTATCGTCGTTTAGGTACTATGTGGATTGAGACCATGAAAAAGGGTAGAAAGATACCTGCCACTTTCAATCAATTTCAGAATTACGATGACTCATTATCGCAATCAGTGCAACTTACATGGGAGTTGTTAGGTGGTATAGAGGCTATGATAAGTCGCCAGATAGGTATCACTGATCCACGCTTGGGACAGACTGTTGCCAAAGATCCGGTACATAATGTTATGATGTCGCAAGAGCAATCATCATTAATAACAGAGATACAGTTCTTTGATGCAGACCTTGTATATTCACGTGCTATGTCGCAATATCTGAATCTTGTATTACGCTATGAGCTAAAGAATGGAAAGGTTATTAATTATCTTGATGAGAATCAGGAGGAGATATTATTCCGTATGCCTGCAAACACATTAGATAAAAGTGATTTTACTATACATGCCTGGAATAACATACAGGAAGATCATATGCTTGATATGATACGGCAGAGTGCCATGAGTCAAGTGCCTATAGATGGTATTGCTGCACTTATGCGTGTTGATTCGTTGGCAGAGATGGAGAACAGGCTTGCAGAGATAGTCACAGAACAGGAGAATAGGCAGACGCAGTCACAGATGCAGATAGACAATAACAAGGCCGAACAGGAGCAGCGTACATTACAGTTACAGGCAGAGATAGAGCAATATGCACAGCAGATGACAATGCAGCTTGAACAGGCTAAAATGGAACTTGAAAAGATAAAACTGGATAGCGAGTTGCAATATAAGCAATGGGAGATACAGTTTAAAGAAAAAGAACTGCAAGCTAAAACCGATCTTCAGTTACTTGGTGTAGCTAGTGAGAACCAAGTTGAAACAGCTTACTTACAAGAAACAATGCGTAGTAATAGGGTGCAGGAAGAATTGGAGCTTAACAGGCAACGCATAGAAGCTTTAATGAACATAGGTAATATGCAGGTACAGAAAGAAACAGTAGATAAAAAAGCACAAGTAGATATAAAGAAAGCAGAGTTATCGGCTACACGCAGGAAAAACAATATAAAGGACTAATTTAAAATTTAAGGACAATGAAAAAAGAAAATGTAATTTTTATGAATGAGGAAACTCAGGAAGGTGTTCAGGGTGCTACCATGTCGCAAGAAGAGATAGCATCACGATTAGGTGTGCCAGAAGGTGCAGTCATTGAACAGACAGACGTAGCAGTAGAAGGAACTGAAACGCCAGAAACAGAAGAAGGCCAACAGAGCGATTTTAAGCCATCTTCTTATTGGGATATAGTCAAGGATGTCGAAGGCTTTGAAATGCCCGCAGATGTCACCGCAGAGAACGAGGAGGAACTATTAAGACCATACATAGCTAAGAAGTTTGGCATAGAGATACCAGAGCCGGTTAAAATAGAAGATATTCTGCATCCTGTAGCTAAGAAAGTGCAGGATATGATAGAAAGTAACCCGCAATTATCGGTATTGGACATTGCCAAAGAACTATCAAATGATATGCTTGATGTAAGTCACATGACAGAAGATCAACTTATACGTATGGACATTTTAGATCGCTTTGGATTATATGATGAAGAAAAGAATCCTGATGGTGTTACAGAAGAAGAAATAGAAGACTCGATAGAAAAAATGTCACGTTTGGATAAGAAACAGCGTGCCGCATTGATAAAGGATAACATAAATGCAAAGAATGAAAGTAAGAAATTGGAGTATGCAAAGGTTGTAGAACAGCAGCGGGAAAAGGCTTACAACGAATATTTACAAACAGTAGAAAAAACTTCTACAAAATTACTTGCAGATTTAAAAGATACAACCGATATTTATGGCGTTAAAATCAGTCAATCTGATCTGAACGACTACATAACAGAATTCAAAGAGTTTTTAAAACCCGACAAGGCTACAGGAGAAAGAAAATTAGACCAATGGTTGTCAAACGATCAGAAGCTTTTCAAACTATTTGTACTTGATGTCATGCAGGGGGAAGACTCTATGAAAGAACTCATCACACAAGGAAGGGAATCGGCGAAAGAAGAGATACTTAATAGGTTGAAGCTTACGCCACCCAAAAAAGGAACACAAGGAACAAGATTAAATATGCAAGATCCGGAGACTCTACGACTAAAGCTAGGTTCACCGGAGGGAGCAATACAATAAATTATAATATTTTATATAATGAGAATTTTACCTGGTGCGCCAAGAGAATTTGCCAATGAAACTCCGACAACTGCGCACATGTCGAACTACTTGATTAGTTATCCGGAAATGTTACCCCAAGTGTTTACTGCATTTGATATGGAAATCTCTGCATTTTCATCCTTGCTTGCACGTAGGAATATGTATTCCGGTCCGTTGGCATTGAAACCCGAAAGTAACCGTAATGGTTATAAAATAGTTGGTAACCGCAAGGTTATGTGGAATGTTAAAGGCTTCTCCGAAAGGAAGATACGCTTTGTGAAAGATGCTGTATTTGATGGCAGTTATCCTGGTCAATATCAAACCATCATCAGGATATATACTGACAGCAACTGGGCATCACCCAAAGATGTTATTGGTCTTGCCGATGATAACAGAACGCAGTTGTATATTGCAGAAGATCGTTTACCCGAACAAGTGGAGCAAGGATGCTGGGAATATCGTTGTAAGGTGAATACCAATGATCCTACTGATTATGTTCCTACCGGATTGCTGGCTGCTGGTATGGAAGCCAACATTCTTTATAACCAATATGAAGAAATGTCGGAGACCGCATACGAAAAATATACCTTTGACGAAAAGGCATATACCTATCTGACTATCCAGCGTCTGAAATGGTCTATCTCTGGTTCTGCCGCAGAATATAAAGCCAATGCAGTATGGATGCAGCATAATGGCGTAAATATGTGGGTTACCAAAGCCCAGATGGAAATGTTGAAACGTGCCGCCCAATATCGTGAAAACCAAATAATGTTTGGAAAAAGTACTGTAGCTGCTGATGATAAAATCATCATGAAAACTATTGAAGGCTTTGATGTATGTGCTGGTGATGGTATCATGAATCAAGGTGATGGTGCTTGGCGTTTGCCCTATTATGAACTGACAATGAAGCATATAGATACGCTGTTGGAAAATATGGCTATCTATCAGAACTCTTATGGTTCCGAAGTTGCCCTTATCTGTGGTAATCATTTCCGCAGTCGCTTTAATAAGCTTATGCGTAATGAAGCCGGCGTAGATCCTAAAGTTGTTGAAGTCGAAGGACAAGGCAAAGGTATCAATATGGATTATGACTTCTACAAATACAATGGTATCAAGATTATTCCTACCGTTGTACCGTGGTTTGACAGTCCTATCCGTGCATCTATGCTTGGCCCCGATGGTGTACGTACATCGTCTAAACGTGCTATCTTCTGCTCTTTGGGTAATGTTCGTACCAATGAACCTGCTATTGAGCTTCTTGCTCTTGGCAAACGTAACTGGCTGGAAGGCGAAGTAAACGGTATCAATAAGGGAGGCGAAATGGCAAACTCTGTGGATGGTATACACCACCACATATTGTTTGAAACAGGTGCGGCATTGAAAGACCTTAATGGTATTGCCGAAATGTACACTCCGGTATCTGTATCTTAAATAATAACAATAAATAATCATGAAGGATTTAAAGGTAAATAGGAAAGTTGATGCTGCTGTTGCTTCTACTGAAACAGTAAACATTATCGCAGAGCAGAGAACATATAAGACAAGACCATTTTACGTGACACCGATCTATGATGCGGAGACACGTACATATGCAGGCTTAAACATATTCAGTAAAGAGGACATGGAGAAAGCGAATTTTATTGTCAAAGAGAATGAAAGCTATATGCTACAAAATGGTGATAGGCTAT